CGGACAACTCCTTAACCGTTTGCAAAAGTAAGACTGATAGTCTCGTGTAGTTCAGCGATTCCGCCTCTCCGTCTTCGTTATAATGTACAACCTCTGGGAAAAGTTCTGCTACCTCTTCGGCAATCAGACCTATCTCTTGTACGTCTGTTCCTATCTTATTGTATCGCACCGGGCGCAACTGGCTAACCTTGTCCCCTACAGGCTCAAGGTCAACGATGTTCTCCTTAAAGCGGATAGAAGATGTCTCAAGCAATTGCCCTTGAATCTCTACATCGTATTGGAATGTTACGCTCCCTGCTGCAACAATCTGTGGGTCTGGATTAGAGGTAACCCAGTAGTTGGCGGTAGCGTGGTTGCCCCAACCGTAGGCTGTGTCCCAGTTAGATACAGAAGTAGATGAGAAATCTCCGTTGCTCCAAAGCCTTCTCCAATTGTAGACTTCTCCATTAGTCATTCTACGAACGTAGAAATTATCACTATGAAAATCGTGAGCAAGTTGGAATGAGTAATTATTAGACGATTGCCAAGAATTTCCGGCAACTGTCATCCAGTTCCAATATTCGGTATATGGAGCGCCAGTTGGATTATAAGCAAAGTAAAATCCGGACTTCTGATTTGGGTCATTTACGTTTCCAGAAGATGTGCTTGCCCTTGCCCCATCTCCATAAACAATTCTTGAAGAGTCAATACCATCAATGTAGTCAGCATCTAAACCAGAGCCAGCACCATCGTTCCCTGCGTGCCAAGCGGTGTTACCATTGATTAGTACAGAACTACCAAGGGTAATATTAACACCATTATCGTCTCTCCACCAAGTTGGAGTACCATCACCGTTAGTTCCTAAATAAGCATCTCTTACTCCATTTGAGCCTACGAAGTTGATGTAGTTCCACTCACTAGAGTCTCCGGACGGTACTCTTAAATTAAGTTTACCATCATTAAGTGAATTTATAGTAAGAGTACCATCAAGACCAAGATACATTGCGTTATTTCCGCCTCCATATGGTCTAAACTCTAACGTACCACCATTGTAAGCACCGATGTCCCAAGTAGTAGAACCATTGTTTAGTAAACTAACATAAGCCCAGTTTGAAGTTGAATTCATACCTATGTATGAAGCAGAGCCGGAGTTTACATAGAGACCCAGTTGTGAGGTACTTGTCAGAGTGTTTGATGTACTAGCCCCCCTTCCAGTAACTGTAGCAAGGGTGTCGCTTTCAGCCTCAATCTTTAAGTCAAGAGCCTCAGTTAACCCGGTAATATCGGCAATTTCGTGAGTATGAACCTTGTCAGCATAAAGTCCTGCGTGGTCACCCCAGCCGTAGGCTGTGTCCCAGTTAGACTTGTTGTATCCGGACGCAGAGAATCCGCCACTAACAGACAGGTCTCCAGTAATAGTATGATTACCACTTGAATTGATGTAGTACTTCATACCAGAGCCAGTACCATCATTCTTGTAGATATAGAACTCGTCTTGTCTACCTACTACCTCCCACTTGTTTGTGGCGGCTGCATCTTGGAACTGAATAATGTTTCCAGTTCCTCTCAAGTACATTACACGGCTTGATGCGTCATTAGTGAAGATTGCGTATGGAAGAGTTAGCGCACCAGTCATTGTGTCCCCACTCTTGCTAACCTTACCTGCAATGCTATTTGTTACAGTCGTAGCAAAGTTGGGGTCATTACCCAATGCATTAGCAAGTTCACCCAAAGTGTCTAACGCCTCTGGAGATGAGTTGACAAGGTTAGAGACAGCCTCTGCAATGTCTTGCTGTACAGCGTAGCCTTGTGCTGACACCCAAGTGCGAGTGGCGATTTCAGAACCTCCATAGGTAAATGTGCCTGCACTATCGATTGTCGCTACATCTCCTGCATTGATGTTGCCAAAGTGTAGATTGTCTCCAAAACCATAAACCCTTACGTGATTACCTGCATAAGGGCCATAGTCTGGATGTCCTCCAATATAAAAGAATCCGTTACTATTCCATCCAATTCCGCCTACAGCAGAGCCATCACTTCTAACAAAATTAATATTTCTATCTGCTCCTGATTCCCCTACGGTAATGTTTCCCGTAATATACTGATTACCTACTACGTGTAATTTCTGACTTGGACTACTAGTACCAATACCTACGTTGCCTCTATCGTCAGCAAGAATAACATTACCATATTCGGAACGAATACGCAATCCTATTTCGTCACCACGCCCACGGATATATCCTGATTCCCCATCTGCATAAAATTGAATTCCATCCCAGTTATTGCCTGTGTGGATTCGCATACTTCCTGCAACCTCAAACGTGTCGCCAGATTGAGGATATACGTTTACACCAACATAATCGGGAGTAACGTAAAGTTTTCTTGTTATCTCCGTCCCATCGGGGGAAACACCAAAACTCAATATACCTCCCCAAGTTTTAGTTTGGTTTATTTCCCAAGGTCCATTACCAGCAGTTGAACTAATGAACATTTGATGCCCATTAGAACCGCTATTGTAAATACCAGCAAATTCAGCAAGTCTTTTAGTGGGAAGACTTGTGTCAGCAGTTACTGAAGAAGCCTTCAATATAGCGTTATCTCCACTTACCGTTAACGTGTTACTAAATGTAGAAGCAACAGATGTAGTAGCGCCACGAGCAGTAACAGTAGCAAGGGTGTCAGATTCGCCAGTAATAAATCCATAAGCCTCTACATCTTGGACAGAAGCCATCTGACTTAAGTCAACACTATTGCCATTGCTGATGGTTAGTGTTTTCTCTCCTTGGTTCCATTCAAGGGTTTGGGAGTCTGTTTCAGCGGTTAAGTATCCAGCGTCAGCGTGGTTACCCCACCCGTAAGCCGTGTTCCAGTTAGAGATATTCCCCGTTCCAAAATCGCCATTATGCCAGAATCTATACCAAGTGGCTGGAGTTCCACCTTGAGTCCTACGTAAGTACAGGTCTTCGTTAAAAAAACTTATAGCAAGAGTTGCACTATAATAATTTTCTGCGTCACCGTGAGAAATGCGCATACCATAGTACCAAGTGTCTGCCGTTGGGTTTAATCGTGCAGTTCCGGCTTCGTAAAGATTCCACGCTTGAAAACTACTTGCTGTATTTCCGGTGTAACTTCCAAGCCTATTTGCTCCCTCTACATATTGGCTTCCAATGTTACTTGTTGTAATAGCAGTAGATGCTGCTTGATAACCTGCGCTTGCGTGATTACCCCATCCATATGCGGTATCCCAATTAGACGCATTGTTCGTGGTCGTGTACCAAGAGGAGGCTGTGTAGATGGGGTCAGTCTCCGTGTAAGATGTTAGGTACCCAGCCTCAGAGTGGTCACCCCAACCAAAGGCGGTATTCCAATTTGTTATATCAGCAGTCCTGACACTGTAAACATCAGAAGCAGCGAATACAGGGTCTGTCTCCGTGTAAGATGTAAGATACCCTTGCTGACCCACCCAAGTCTCCGTAGCATAGCCCGTAAGGTCTGTAGTGACCACCTGCCACGTACCATCGCCACGCAAGAACTTACCGCCATCATCAAGACCTGAAGCAGGAACGAATCCATTCTCTCCGGGGACAGTAACCTCTTCTCCGTTTACAACACCCGAAGTGGCCTGCGTGAAGACGCTATGCGTGTGAACCGCATTAGCATACAGCCCAGCGTGGTTCCCCCATCCGTAAGCCGTATCCCAATTACTAGCGTTGTTTGTAGTAGTATACCAAGAAGATGCGGTATAGATGGGGTCAGTCTCAGTATAAGACGTTAGAAAGTTAGGTGCCCAGTTAACCCAATTAGAGCCGTTCCAACTAAGGAGGTTCCCAACGCCAATAGAAGTAATAGATACATCACCAAGTGCGTTAATGGAAGACGCTGGGGTAAGATAATTCGGTGTCTTGTTGTACCAGATATTAACTCCCGGTTCTCCACCCACTGGCTGTCCGTAGACTAGAATCTGGTCAGCAGATGGGTTAGTAATAACTACATCCGTGAGAGAATCTAGGTTACCAGCAGATACGCTAGTAATGTAATCGGTTCCAGCAACAGCCTCAACAATAATGCCATCAGCATTTATCTTCAGAATAGAGCCCCCTGTAAGCCCCGTTAACTTAATACTACTTAAAAACTTTTGAGACATATTCTTTGTAATCTACTGATTGTCAAAAATACAAAAAAGAAGGGGACTAGGTATTAGCCTGCCCCCTCCATAAGCGGTCATCCGTTAGTTATCAGGGTGATTGAGTCAATCCTTCGTAAACGAGGCTATCACCGTTCAATTTAGCAGCAGATAGGATTGCGATATAAGCGCCCTCAGTAACCGTTGCAGCGAATGCAATAGTGACCGTGCTAGTGGTAGGTCTAGCCGTATCAACAAACACAGTCTCAAACGTAGTTGAATCAACCACTTGAACCATAATGCGCTGAGTATTGTAGTCGTGAGTGATTGTGTACGTGTTTCCTACTTTACTAACAGAATCTTGCGTTGAGTCAAGGGTAAACCACTTAGGAGCGCCCAAAAGGTCAGCGACAGTATTGACGTTTGCCTTCTTAACGATACCAGTCTCTCCTGTAGCATTCTCATACATATAGAAGAAGTCCGTACCGTCAGGAGTCATCGTGGCTACGTTACCAATATGGAATGGCTGGTCAATCGTAGAGAAGTAGTCGTTGGTTTCATCCCAGATGAAGGACACGTTAGCGTCAGTGCCACGCTCTACTTCAAAACCTGCGTTTTGTGAAGCGGTGCCAGTCTCATCAGAGTTCAACTTGATGATTGAATCACCGATATTTACCTCATTAGAGTTTACGCTAGTAGTAGTACCATTTACGGTAAGGTTACCAGCAATAACAACCGCAGCACCACCGAACGTGATTGTCTCGTTACTACTTTGGTCTACCGTGCGTGTAATGTTTGGTTGCTCAAGTTGGTTGGCACCCCACATCAACAACTTATACTGAGTCAGGTTGCCGGAGTTGGTCAACTCAATGCTATCAGCATTTACAGTAATACCAGTACCTGCACCTACAGCAAACGTGCGAGAAGTAGTGATATCACCGCCACCAGTCAAGCCAGCGCCTGCCGTAAGGGTGATGCTGTCGTGCGCTACGTTTCTAGTGTGGAGTGTGTCAAGACCTACCGAATCAGCAGCAACGGTAATACCAGTACCGGCACCTACGTTAAGTGTTACCGAACCGCTAGCACCACCGCCAGTAAGACCGTCACCTGCAATTACCTCTTGAATATCACCTTGGATATCTACCCAGCCTTGGCTTATAATATTGTTTGACCCATCATATACAATTTTGTAGAAGTACATTGTAAATGACGTAGTGTCATAGTAAATCTGACCAGCAACAGGGTTTGATGGAGCGCTAGCCAAGTTGTGTACACGTGCATTCTGGATTTCCAGTTTGCCAAGGTTAATGGATGATAGATAATTAATAGCCATCGTTATTAGTTAAAGTATGCTTTACCGCTAAAGGCTCCAGCAAATGTTAAACGTACAGAGTTAAGGTTGATATATTCTATTTCGCCAACAACAACAGAGTCACCTGAGTCAACTACCGTTACCGATGGTTTCTTTCCTAGATTATGAGTAATCTCCCAAATAGATTCTGGGATTGATTGAGTAAATACAAAATGAGCATCTCCTCCGCCACCAGTAACGCCTTTTACAGACAAAGATGTTTGTCCTTTTGGTATTACTACGGTATTTTGAAGTGTTGATTGTTTTACACTTACATTTATATTTTCTCCGCTATTTACAGTTATATTACTCATAATGTAACGTCCTCGTTTATTTTAAATATACCGTAAAGCCAAGTTTTAACATTACCAACATTACTTGATTGTAAGTCATATACATAAATACCACCTTCAATTAGAGCCATCGTTAAAGCATCTGCTTTTATTGTTAGATTGCCATCAGATGTTCCAGTATATGAAAACTGGTCTGCATCTATAATTGTACCTGATGATGTATCTGTTTCTCTTACATCAAGACTCCAAACATATCCGTTTAAATCTAATGGAATACCAAATTCATCATTAAATGTTAGAACAAGAGTAAATGTATCGCCTTTGCGACAAGTAATGTCTACTCTTTGTGATGTATCAAGATTAATCTGATAAGCCATAGTGCAAATATACAACTTCCTTAAAACCAATATTTTACATGCCAATCAACTGAGATAGCAAGTCCTGTTCTGGCTCTTCTAACTCATTTCCAAACTAAAACTATCGCCTTTTCTGCAAGTTATATCAACTCTTTTGGAGATGTCTAAGTTTACTGATGTTGCCATTATTCTACAATATTAACTTCTAGTTTTGCTGCTGCAAAGTCAATGATATAACCATTATCTGCTCCCCAGTTTGCAAAGTCTTCGTCAGCAAGAAGAATATTGCACTCGTATAGAGTTTCATCTTCAGCATCTACAAGTTTGCAATAAAGGTCACAATAAGTAGCCATAGCACTAAATGAAGTAGCAACTACTTCCATTCCAACGGCAGTTCCGTTGGGATATGTTTTAGGTTGAATAGTAATACTTGCCATTATAAAGAAATAAGAAGTTTAAATGTAATCCCGTTAATTTCAATAGGGATATAATTAACATTGTCTAAAACAATTTGAGTACCAGAGGCTGCAACGTCTCCAAAACGAATTTCAGCAACTTGTTGCTCGTTAAGAGGTGCGAGAGTTCTAATTCCTGAAGCATCTAAAATTCCACTTGCAATAAAGTCAGTAGCAGTAACAGTAGAGTTTGATTGAATTCCATCACCAACTAAAGAAACAGCCGTAACAGAATCAGCAACAATAGCATCATCTACATCTAAACTTCCCGAAGTAAGCGTGCCATTTACTCTAAGATTATATCCAGAATCAATGGTTGTATTAATAAGTACATTACCATTTGGTTTAATAGTAATTGGGCTTTTGTCGTGAAGCGTTGCGTTACTTGCAGTAAAGCGAATTTCAGAACCAAGGGCTGCTGCTCTAATGTAAGAGTTTTGATATGGTCTTGTAAACCAAATGTCGCTACCTCCTAAAAGCAAAGAGTATCCATGTACAGTGCTTGTTACTTTTACGCTTGTAGCAGGAAAAGCGCCATGTTTAATTTCAATAGACTCAATTGTATCTCCATATCCATTAAACAATACTCCGGATACTGGATGCCCAGAAACGGTTCCAATGGTAAGGACGTTTCCGTATGTGTCTTTAATATATTCGTCTGTAAGTTTCATCTATGATTCCATTTAGAGGTTTCAGTATTCCATTTTTTATTTCTGATGTTCCAGATTTTCAAGGCCTGCTTGATTCTTCCTTTTAGCAGATTTAACTGCAATCCAAGACCCAATAACATTAGGCGATGTATGCAATGATTACACCAGTCTCACAATAAACTTCACTGAAAAGTCCATAAAGAACAGCGCCAGCAAGTACGGGAATGCTTGATAAAGAATCTCCTTTAGCAGAAACAGTAGAAATAATAGAATCATCTAAAGCATAGATAACTCTGTAAAACTCGCCCTCTGGATTTACAGTAACAGTAGGGTCAATAAGTCTAAATCCAGACTGCCCAAATGATTGCAGGGCGTGATTTGCTGGAGCAATAATGTTCAAGTAAGACATAATAAAAGAAAAAACAAATAAAACAAATGGTTTATGCAAATATACAACTTACTTAAAACCAATATTTTACATGCCCATCAACTGAGAAAGAAGGTCTTCTTCAGGCTCTTGGAGTTCGTCTCTATTGCCTTGTCTTTGAGAAATGAGTTTAGACTGCTCAATTGCTTGTTTTTTAACTCTTTCATCTTTTGCGGTTTCTCTTTTATTTTCAATTTGAGTACGCATCTGATGGTCAGATTGTTTCATAAATGCAGAAGTCTCAGTTTTAATTCTTTCAAGTTCCATGTTGAACTGATGCTGCATTTGCATTTTTTGAATTTCAAGTTGGGCTTCAAGTTGAGAAATTTGCGCTTTTACTTGACCAGTAAGTTGAATTTCTTGAGACTTAGACTGGGAAGCCATCTGTTGAGTCTGAGCGTTAGCATTAGCCTGAGCCATTATGTTTTGCTGATTCTGCTCTTGAAGTCTAGCAATTCTTTTCTTCCGTCTTACAACAAGAAGTCTTTCGGCCTGGTCAATATCTTTGAGTCTGCGAATTGCAATAGCGTCTTCAATGTCTAACTCTTTTTGAGCCAAAGACTGTTGAATGTTTTGTTCTAAAAGAACCCTATCAATTTCATTCATCTCTGTAACAACCTTGATACCAAAATTGTACATAGGTAAATCTCTGAATTGATTAAGAACCTTCATAGACTCTTTACCAATAGCCTTTTCGTACACTTTGTAAATAACAGATTGTTTAGGTAGAATCTGAATGCATCTAACAACATCTTCACAAACTTTTCTATACAGAACAAGTGACGCATGAGTAATATCATAGATAGCATTATTGCCAGCATTCATTGCTTGTTCTCTTACTCCGACAAGTTGCTCCCCTTTTGGAGTAGTTCCATCCATCACCTCATTAATTCCCGTAGCATCACGAATCATTCTTAAGTAGTGATTATACAAGGCTATTAGTTCGTTGATGTTGCGAATTTGGTTATCAATTGTTCTGATAGGAGGATTTTGGAATCCGCCTTCTGGATTCTTTGAGCGGTAATAAAATATACCGGTTTGCTCATAAATGTCTTGAATATCAAGTGGCTGAAGTTCGCCACCCATTCCAAGTTGAACATTTTCAAGTCCTTCAATATCAACAATAATTCCGTCTGGTTTTGCTTTAGCAATTGCCTGTTGAATTTTAAGATGTGTAATTTGAAGTTGGTCAGCAAATCCAATAATCCCCGAAACCATAGACTTGGGAATCATTCTGCGGATATTTGTTGCAGCAACAGAATAAGAAAGCCTTGCTCTTGAGATGTCGTGAATATTTTTAGGAATGTTGTTCTTCATTCCATATTTTACTATATACTCACAACCCATAATGTAAGTGCCTCCATAGACTGTAGCAGTCTGCATATTAACGGGCTTTCTGTCAAATACAGAGCCTTGAGGCGGGGTGTAAGCAAAACCTTTGTTGTAAAATCCGACATTACCAAATCTGGATTGTTTCTCTTCGTAAAATACATTATCAACGGTGAGAAATTCAAAGTCAAGAACTTCAATAAGGAACTCATCATAACCAAATACTTGTTTGCTAGTGTTAGTATCAAACTGAGAACTTCCAAATCTTCTTGGGTCGTTATTGTATTTGTTCTTTACCTGATTAGCAATTTTTTCGTATTGCTCCTCAGTAAGTTCATTACCTACGATTCTTTTTAAATCATTAATGGACATTCTTTTAATATGTCCAGCGTAGACCAAATCAGAAAAGGTTGCGTCTTCAGTATAAGAGTGAATAAAGTATGCGGGGTCTACATACGTTTCACGAATACCATAGTTAGGGTCATTTTCTCTTTTAATTACAGCCATACCGCATGTAACTAAATCTTCTACAGCCCTTCTGTAGATAGTATCATTAAACTCATTCCACTCAAGTGTTAAGTTTGTTGCAATCTGTGCAGCAATTTCACTTGCAATTTTAATATGAGTTTCAAAAAAGATTTCTGCTTCTTCAGATGTTTCAGGAAGAGATTTGAGATTAACTGGAACTTTAAGTCCAGCGTTCTCAAGTTCCTGCATCATCTCTTTATTTTCAAGAGTAAAAAGAATTTTGTTTTTTTCAAACTCTTTTTCAGTAAGAGATACCGGGTCAATAGCCTCCACATTTGGGTATGGCTTCTTGGATAAAATTTTATTTACTACAATTTTTACAAACTTTGGAATAATCGGAACCGGAGACCAGTCAATATTCAAAAGCGTGCCATCTCCATTATTTGGGTCAAGGCTATTTAGGATTTGTTTGTATATATTTGTATCTTGAGTTCCAGCAGCATAATCTCTAGACTCTTCAAATTTCTTTAGTCTTTGTCTGTACAAAGATGTATGTGAGTCCGCATTGCCCCATTGAGACTCAATTGCCTTGGCGTATTTAAGTCCGTAACCTTTAGAAGACTTTATGACGTGGTCTGCAAAAGGGTCTGGAAAAGTCCCGAACTTTTTATTCTGGTTACTGTCCATATTATGGGATTCTATTGTATTGTGCAAATATATTGAAAATCACAATGATATATTAACGTATAGTGTCTTTATACCTTCGTAGGAATTTTTTCTCTGAAAAGTCCGTTGACCTCTCTTTAATTTTTGTTTTTTGTGCAGCAAGAAGCGCTAAGCCTGAACTAATTGTTAAGTCAAACTTTGTTCTATTGTCTATTTTATATCCAATCCAATCTTCAAGAGTTTTGTCCATGTACATTTTTCCGTACTCACCGGTAGACTCATTGTATCCAACATGGTTATGAATGTACGCTTCAATAGACTGAGCATGGGCCTGAATAACATCCTGAGAGTTTGAAGGAATGCCTTTTGTTTTAACGCTTACTTTAGATGTTGAACCACCTAAATGTTCAGGTCTTTCCATTAAGTATCCATCGTAACCCCTGCTTTCAAAGTATCTAACAATGCCGTATTTGTTATTTTCTATTAATAAACTAAATCCATAAAAGAATGCAGCCATTAAAACATCTTCGTAAAATATTTTAGCCAAAGGAGGCCTACTCGCATATTCTGCAACAAAGGTATTCGGAGGTGCTTCCATATTAAACTTAGTATATAAATGGCAAGCACCCTTAGAGCCGCGCCCGTCAACAGTGGCATCAATGTCATACGAGTCAACTCCTCCAACTCCAATATCAGATTTAGGTGCAACTAACTTACTGCCTTTATATTCTTTAATGTTTCTATTTTCTTTTTTTGGAAGCCAACTTATTCTCCATCTACCATTAGGGTCTGGAACAAATATTACTTCCGTATCAGGCTTACCATCCTTCCAAACAAAGTTACCAACGCGGATAGGGCTTGGATACAATGTCTCATTATAGGTAATCTGCTCATATATCTTACCGATGTTAAAAAGGCTCCCTTCAATAGAGTCCCGAAACGCTTCATCTGTGGTAAAAGGAAATTGTCGTATAACCTCATTAAGTTCACGAGCATCATGTTTAAGAGCATCACGCTCATTTTTAAGATAAGTTTTAGCACCAATACTAATAACCTCTCCATCAAGCCCAATAAAAGGTTTATCTGGGTCTTCAACCACGGCGTTGCCGTATTTATCAAAAAATCCTTCAAGGGCCTGATAAGCCGGAACAAATATCCTGTATAATCCTGTTTTCGTTCTTCCATTTGCATTTCTTTCTTTAGGGTCTGAATCTCTCCAGAGTTCTTTAAATTCCTTTCCTCCTTTTTCTAATGGGTTTACTGTAGACCCAACCAACGCTTTACCTACAACTTTCCTACCAACAATTAAACACGTTCTGTGAATCCGCCAAGACTCTCTTATGTCAGTTGGTTTTTCCCATTTTCCTGATTCGTCAAGATAAAGATAATGTAATTTTTCACCGTCATAAGCGTTATTGGTTGTGTTCTTCCAATTGATAATTGTATTAAGAGCCTCGCCTCTTTGTGATGTTTTATTCTTTTTTGTAATTCGCTTAGATGGTTCTCTAAATGCTAGTTCCATTCTGGGATTTGTAGTACCGTCTTGAATTGGTTTAAAGAAAAAAGGATAAGACAAAAAGATAGGCACAGCCTTTTTCATAAAAATGTTTTCTTGAGCATCTTTACCTGTTTTAGACATTATGCCTAATAGTTTGTCCTTTACTTGTGTAGCCTCATCTACAAGTATGCAGGCTGACATATTTGTGTATCCAGAACGTCTACACTTTGTGTATAACTGTCCAAGACTTCTTGGGTCAAGTTCGCACGCTGCTTCATGAAGAAACAAATCTCTTTGAAAGGCCAAATAGTTTGGATACCCAATGTCAATCTTACTCCATTGAAGCATCATATAGTGTCTTCCTGTAATGTATGTTGGAACACCATTATTCATGAACCATACACCATGCCTTCTTCTTCTAAATTCTTCTTTAATATAAGATGAGTATTTTTCTCTAAACTCTCTAGGCATTTCCGACCATTCATCCATAGACCTAATTTTAGTTAAGTCAGTAGGAGGCTCAATTCTTTTCCAATATTGTTCTTCTTTGGGAAGGTTGGAAAATAAAATTAAATCAGATGAAGGCTGTTTAGGAAATTGAATATAAATGTCAGCCAATAGATTGACTTCTCCAGCCGTTCCGTCAGGACATAAGTTGACGATAAAATCATCGTATCCTTTTATTTCTACTAATCCAGCCACGCTTTTATTTACTAAACTGCTCTGCAAAACCGCCAGAAAAATCTGAAGCATCGCTTATGTTGCCAGAATCAGAAAGTTCTTTAATGAGTCCCTCTAGTCTTTGCCGCTCTTGCAATAATTCACGTGCATCTACTGCCGTTTGTTTTATTGACTGTAGTTCTGCTTTTCGTTGAGAACCACTAAGTTCTTGGTCAACAGGCTTTCGTATTTCTGTAATCATATTATCAATAGCAATCTCCATAGACTTCATTAATCTATAGGCTGCATCAAGTGTTGTGAATTCAATTTTCTTTGACATACATTAAGTCATCATTTCTCATTCTCCAAACTTTTCTTCCGTCTTTGAGAGTCATCTGATAATCTGAATTTTTAGAAAATCCAATTACATCTCCAACTTTTAATCCCATCTCTTCAGTTGCTTTGTTTATATAAAGCAATCTTCCTTCTTTTTCTTCCGGTTTAGATAAACTAACTATTAATCCGGAAGCGCTAGTTTCTTCTTTGTTTTCGCTTATGCTTTCAACAAATACCCAGTCTCCAAGCATATAAAGGCCATCTTCTGTTTCATATGCGTATGCATGGTTATGATAACCATTCTCTTCTGAATATGAAACAATATAGTGGTTTTCGTATATAAATAACTGAGTATTACTAATAATGTGATGATGAAAATAGAGAGTATCTCCTACCTTAGCACCCAATTTATACTTTGTTGGGACAGCGGTTATTTCAGCGAAATTGTAGCGGTGATTGAACTCATCAAACTTTGTTTCCATATAAAGTTCAACCCCACCTACATTAACAGTATCATTAACCTTCTTAGGAAGATGTATAATAAAATCTCTTAAGGGATTCATATTAATTGAATTTACAATCGTACTCTACGATAACCGGACACTTGTCAATTTTTTTCCATCTCATAATACCAACATCTGGAGTAGAAATGTAAATAACATAGCAAATATTTCCGGTCATGTGAAAGGTACGCTCATCAAACTCAATATTACATACTTCACTTTCGCCAATAGACATACCTACATAGTACGCCATAGCGTTCTTGGGGTTGTCCCCAATAATAATTTTTCTAATAATATCCATTTCATTTAATTTATGCTATCATCTGAATCTCCTAGGTTCAGCCAAAAATTAATGTCTGAAGTGTCTCCTTTTGGAAATTCATTTCTTACTTCATCGGAATAAGCATTTGACACAAATGATAGGTACTCATCTAAAGATTCTTCGGAGTTAACTTTCATAGAGTAGATTACATCCATTGAACTAAAATCAGAACCTTCTTCTGCTTCTTTATACTGTCCTCCAATAAATACATATTCAAAATTATCAACTTTGAAATCCTTGACTAAGTCCTGAATCTCAAGAATCTTTTCTTGAATTTTTTTAATTAATTCTTCTGGTAGTTCCATTTCATTAAGGGTGAATTTGAGACAAAGATAGGTTTCTTGATAAAAAGAAACTAATCCCGTCCAAAGGAACTATGACACCACCCCAAGTGTTCATGTCAGCCCCATCACCTAAGAATGTATATGGAATTTCAACATTAGAATCAGTAACAGCGCGTTTGTCTGTATTATTTAAGAAATGAGTATAGTATTGACCAGTACCATCATAGTTCATAAACGTATATCCGGAACCTCCAATAAACTTATTAATCACTTCATGAGTAGCCGATTGATGCATCGGGATAGCATTTACTTGGCCCGCTTGCTCATAGTAGTGCATAGACTGAACTTCAGCAGTTAAGTCTGAGTTAAATTTAAAAGCAGCAAACGTGTTGTACATAAACTTTCGTGTAGATGTTGGGTCTACACCATATCTAAACATTGGAAGAAACAAAGCGCCATGCTCATCTTCGTCAAGATAAAAGAAATCATTATTAAAAATTTTATTTAAAATAATTCTTCCATCTGCCGTAGGTGTTACGCCTGTATTAAGTGTGGCGAGGGTAGAAGACTGAATGGTTTCTACATCGCTATAAATACTTACCGCTGGAGAATTTTGGTCTTGATACAAAGATGTTACAGGAAGAACAAAAAATCCTTTAAGAAAAACTTGTCTATTTACAATTCTATACTTAGGTGCATTAGGATTTGAATCAAGTTTAAACAAACCGCTTACTCCATCAAAAGAATCCATTTCAATCCACCCGGTGTCGTAGTCTGTTACTGGAGCAAGATTTTCAAATGCTTGGTTTCCTAGCGACCTTGTTTTAATTTGGCCATCTGTATCAAGAAACAAGGCGGTACTTAAAGTATTACTTGAAGGTACTGATGTTGCATACGGGTTTGTTAATCCAACACTAGTACTTCCAACGCTAAGGGCGGTTGCTTCACCGATTCCGCTTTCTACGGTTTTGCGTGTTGTAGTAATTCCGGAAGTTTGTACTTTAAGAAGTTGACCGTATGTATCTTTTACTTTATTGCCAGTTAACTGAGCCATGTCTAGTTTTTTTAATTTTGTACAAATTTAACTAAAATTCAAATGATGTCTAAGCCAAGTAAAGCCAGAGAGTTTGCTTATATGCCAACAGATAAAATAAAAGCAAATTACTTAAAGTATTATAAGTTGTGCTTAAGGGACATGACAACAAACTATGACGTTAGTCCGTCAGAAATGGAATTTCTATTGTTTGCTTATGACTATGAGTTTTTTACAGCAGAAGCAATATCTGAGCATATGCTTCAAAGCGAATTAAAACTTAAGCAGCGGATTATATATCCTTTACTTGGAAAAGATTATTTATATAAAAAGTATGATAAACTTACCAAGACGGTAAACGATGAGGTTTCTGAATACTTTCGTTCTGAAATGACCAGATTTAACTACAAGGTTCGTTACGCATTAACCCAGAAAGGTCGTTTGTTTGTAACAAAATTTTACAGGAAACTAGACGGAAGCGAGGCTATAATACTTTAATAACGATTAACGTCACTGCCGTTAGGGTCAAGACCGCCATACTTTGAAGTAGTACTTGAATTTGGACTTATTCCATAGGTCGGCTCAACACCATAGCGCTGTTGATACAGTCTAACAAGATTAGATACTTTTTTTTGCTCAGCCTCTTTTCTTTTTTCCTGAGCCTCTGGCTTGAGCCTGTTATAGCGTTTGTATTTTTCTTGTTCTTCTTTTCCTTCTCTTCTAGTTCTGCGCATTGCGCCGATGTAAGGATTAACTTTAAATCCGCTTGTCGGAACAACTAACTCTTGACCATTTAAATCCCACGCTGTTTTTGCCATTCCTAAGTTGGCAAGTCCAATACCGGCAAAACGGCCAGAATCTTTTGCTGCTGAACTATATCCAGATGAAGATGCTGAATATGATGGTCTGAGTTTGCGACCAGCATTATAGATATTTTTTGCTGCTAACGCAACACTTCCAACTTCTAGTGGCCAGTCAAGAATTCTATTTCCACCCGTAGACGCTCCTCCGCCAAGCAAAATATTCGCTTGTGGAACTATAGAGCCGGGAGTATGCTTTACTTTACCTAATAAAGTTCTGTTTGATTTTTCAATTTGGTGACCTTTCTTCATGTTCCTATTAGCCTGCCAAGTAGGATAATATTCTCCAGCATTGCTGGTTGTTGCACCAAAGTTAGAATACCAATCTTGCTCTGACTTTGTTTTTTTACCAGTTCCCTCGGTATTCCATACATTATAAGGATTTCCTCTGCTTATTGTTCTTTCAGCAAAATATGGAAGTCTATAATCTTTACCATCTCTACTTCTACGCGGGCCAAGCCATCTTTCATAAGCAATTGGGCCAAGGGGAATTTGAGCAGTATACCCTCTTAAAGGATGCGCTTGACCATATATTCTATCAGCCTCTCTTTGATTAGCAAACTCTTCAAGAGAAGGGTAACCTTCCGGAACGCTGTATTGGCTATCCAAATCTTGGTATATAGGAGAAGTCTTTTCAAGGTTGTTTCTATTTTTCTCAACCCGTCTTAGAATTCTATTATATTGCCTATTGTTTTTAGGTTCAGTAGGTTTTTTCTTCTTTGCTTGCATTACTATTACTTAACTTTAAACGGAACTTGTTTTGCAGCCCCATTATGTTTTTTATAATCTCCAATCATAAGATAATAACGCCCGCGCTCAACCATCCAGTGGTATCCATCTGGAGCAGAGACCATTACCTCTTTTCTCTTGGTTTTCATTTTTTCATTTTACCACCATGCCTATAGGCACGAGATGATTCGCGAAGTTTACCTCCAGCCTCAAATCTGTCGCGGATTCTTGCGAAACGCTCCTCATACTTACTGCGCTGGGCCTCACCGCCAACTGGGGCAGATGAAGATATTTCATTCTTTTTGCGCCACATCATTTCTTTAAATTCCTTTTGCTCTGCAGGAGTCATAGGCATAACTGAATGAGTAGACTTCTTCGTCTTCTTGGGGTCGGTATCTTTAATCGTTTTCATAGTTGCAAATTTAACTATTCTTTTTATTCGTTTTTTTACAGGTCGTAGTTCTCGTATGTTATTTCTACAGAGCCTCCATCAGTAAGAACTTTTGCTATTGCAGGGTATATTCTCTTATATGCGTCTACAGACGAGCCAATTACACCTTTATAGTCTGATGTATTTCCAACTAACAAACAACCAGCAGTATGCTCGTCCGTATTTCCCGTATGAATAAGAATATATTCAAATCCCGGTACATCTCTAACCCATAGCATCCCCTTGTGCATTGAACCATACTTAGTAGAATACTTTGAATGGAACCCTCCAACTTTCCTGAGGGTAATGTTATATGTCCCGGCGGGAATTCTAGTCTCTCCAGCCACCTTTACCTCTCTGTGTTCGTCTTCAAGAGTGTAGGCTAGGAACTTTCGTCCACTTGTTTCGTCTAATAGCATACCAAGTGTGTAATCGTCAGCACTATAGTACCTTATAACTCGTAGTTTCATACGACAAATATATAAATAATAGCACCCCGAATTGCTGACTCAACGAGCAACCTCTTATTTGTGTTTTCTCTAATCAGGAGGGGGGTTTTAACCAACCCGACCTTCTTATTGAGTTGCTCTTAATGCAGTATCACCGCATTCGGTGGTGCGAAGTTAGCGAAAAAAAATGATAAAGTCAACCTTAAAGCAAAACTTTAACTGCTTGGCGCATACTGATAGCAAAAAATGGTGAGTTATATGTGGTGTGGGGATTATGCGATGCGATGCGGCAACGCAAAACAACCGGAAACCAAATCCCAAAAGAA